TCCAGGGGTAACAGTTAAACCAGAAGGACTAGGTACGCCTCTAAACGCATCTGTGATGTCGCCTATAGCCGTAATCGTGGAATACTCACTAAGTGCTGGGTTGGCATTAGGAACAGGGTCATCGTAGGCGCTTTCTGAGTCTTCCCGTAAAGTTAAATTAACACCACCTTCCTCTGAGAAATTCCATCCAACGCACTGAAAGATCTTGTCTGACCAGCTCAATTCTTCAATAGAGACTTTAACCCGATCACCTGCCGTTATCCTCAAAGCAGAAAGATTGGCAGGAAAGCTAATAATCTTTTGCTGATCGCTTAACTTGATCAGCTTAAATGACAGTCTCTGAGCCATATAGCTTGAGTTTGTCATGGGATACTGGACTTCTTTTTCCAGAACCTCATCGTTATCCCTAGCAACAGCGTCAGCTAACTGAACCTTCGGAAACTCGCTTGACTTGTGATTCTGAGATGGATCAATAAACAGACCTTTGATCGTATTGAACCGGTCTGACCGTTCCAAAGAAGTTGTTACTGAAATAGCACCTATTAGATCATTTTCATTCAACGTCCCAAATGGATTCTCTGGAGTTTCATCTTCATAGATTCCAGCGTGAACGATGTACTTGCCGTTAGAGTAAACAAGGTTTCCGTTCATTGATGACAGGATCTTGTTTATGTTCTTTTGGTGTGAGTCAGTTGTAAACAATACGCCGTTACAGGTAAACCTTTTTTCAGTTCCATTGTTAGGGACATTGACCGATACATCACACCCGTTAGCAGCCGTTATAAACGAACTCCAATCAATTTTGGACGGGCTTATTCCCATTCCAAGATCAGAGATCAAGTAATCAGCCAAGACTAAAGCAGGGTTCTGGCCTTGCCCAACATAGCTGCCAGAGGTTGCGTTGTATGTGATGAAAAGCTGATTTAGCGGATTGTAGTTTGGCGCGCCAGTATCTAACCGTGGGTCATAGACAGGCTTGCCTTTTACTAATGCTTTGACATTAGATGGAGCAAACTTGTCCCAAGTCTCCGCTGAGTCATCGTTCAAGACCCACTTCATTGAAAGATAAGCAATGCCGTCACCGCGATGCGCGGAAGTGTAATTTGTAAAAGCATTAGTAAGTAAGCTGTCTGCTGTTTGTGAAGCAAGCCCACGATATTTATTAATTACGCAAATGGTAGTTGAAGGAGAGCCTTTAGGCCCAAACGTCCCACCAGTTACGTTACCGCCAGCAGTAGATCCGCCGTTTATTTGAGCGTCAGTAATAACAACGTCATCCATGTGGATATTTGTTATATCTGTTACTTCATGACCCGCTAGGACAATTGTTTGATAAAGGTCAGAGTTATCGGTTCCTGATAACCCGATAAATGAAATCGGGCCTGATACCAATGCTTCGCCGTAGATTATTTTTTGTGGCTCTATTGTTGATCTAACTGTTCTCTGCCTAGATGCGTCTGAGTCAACGGTTGGTATCTCTACCTCAAAAAGCGACATCATCCTCTTTGCGACTAAAGTCCCGCCGACAACAACCGCAGCACCAATGGCTACAGCAGCACCTGCACCAAGCGTTGCAGCAGCAGCGGCCCCAGCAAAGGCCTCAAAAACGAAAAAACCTACTTTTAGTAACGCTACTGCTACTTGTGGCATAAATCCCATCCCGATAAGATATGCTGCTCTGGGACTCTTGCGAACCCAGTTTTAACTAGACAAACTGCTGTATTGCCCAACTTAATACCCATAAGCTGGCTGTCAGGCGTTTTAACGATTACTGGCGAACCATCTGGCAACGATCTAATGTCTTCCGTAGGATCTCCTAAAACGCTTGCAGCAGTGTCTTCCAAGTCGCCAAAATCCTTGATGATAGATTCAGCGTCTTCCTCAGAATTATAGTGGAAATCGGCGAGATAGTCTTTGCCTGTTAGCTCTTTTACGATGAATCCTGCGAACTGACAGCAGTCCACAGAGCCGTAATCAAAGTCTTTCTTTTCCCATTTATTTAATGCTTGATAGACTTGCAGGGTCATTATGTATATGTAAGATTTGAAACATCTACTTTAATATCTACGTCCCCAGTTCCGCTAGTTCCAGGCCTCTTAGACCCCCAGTCAATCTTAGCGCCTTCAATCTTGTGCATGTGACTGAAGAACAGATCACCAGAAGACTTTTCCTGTTGAGCCACGTTGGTATACATCAAGTTCAGAGACTTATTGAATCGGGAAAGCTCACTTTCAGCAATCAACTGAATAGCGTCACCGCCATTAGCCCCGACTGATACGTTCATTTGATCCATAAACCCTGCCCAAAGCTGGGTAGGAGTATCAATTAATACATCATCAGTATCTAAAACACCAAGGTAAACCGTAACAGGATGAAGATAGTAGTCTTCAGTTAAAGCTATGCCTGATATGGTTGTATTCAAACCGCTCAAAGTCAGAGTTATAGCATACGGACTAACATCTAACCCTTCTTCAACTTGCGAAATAGAACCAAGGTCGCCGACACCTAGCCAGTCTTGACCGCCCCAAGTATACGTTCCTAACGAGTTGTGAAGGTAAACAGTCCCAGACGGAAACTCTAACTTTGCGAAGGTCACAATTGCAACGTGTTGTTGCGCTAAAGCTGTCGCTACATCTGCGGGGAATCCTCGGCTCATGCTAGAACATCCTCTACTGCTTCAACGGTGAAGTTTGAAATTATACCTGGCTGCGTATCCCAAGACGTAGCTCCTGCGAGCATAAATACACCATAAATTGGCTGTAAGTAATCAATACCCTGACTATTTACTGTCGGCTTCCTTATAGGCGGTGCAATTGGTATAGCAACTGTATTGGATCCTGTTGAATTACAATCATCAGTAACCATGTGGAGTTCGTTATTAAATGCTATGTAATCACCTGCTTTAAGATAACCAGTTTGCGAAGCGGTTGCCCCACTAGCGTTTAATGTAGAACCTGTTTGCCCTGCGCTGCTTACAATCAAAGTGTCAGCAGGACTGCTGGGCGCTATGCCTCTTTTGACGGCAGCGTGATCTTGCAAATACATCCTATGCTGTTGCCCATTTAACTTAGCTAGGAAACCCTGCATGATCGCCCTATCATTTCCAGAAAGGTTATTAAAGCGCATTGAGACTTTCCACAATGAACCTTTCCTAGCTATTGTCTGTACTGAGTTAGTCAACGGACTCTTAAACGTCCGAGTGTTAGTCACCAGCTCAAACGTGCTAGATGATGGCGTTATTGATGGGAACATGTATACAGTCATTAGCCGAACCTTTTGCGTCTAATCAGATCCTGTATGCTCAGGATCGTCTGCTGTGAACTTTGCTGAACTGCTGCTCTAATCTTCATATCTACGTTAGCATCAGCGCCAGTTGCGTCTATGTTATTAACCACGGTAATACCGCCGCCTTGGCCCTTAGTGTGATCAATAACGGTCTCATTCGGATGAAGAATCGCTGGGAAGCCGCCCTTGCCATCCATGCCGCCGGACCTTCCGCCTGTGCCGGTAAAACCACCGCCGTCAAAGCTCTGAGCCTTGATCTGAGCGACTTGCCCCATACCGGCAGCAATAACACCACCGGCCATAACGTAGTTCAGAGGTGGTGGGTAGCTCTTGTACGCCAGGGTTGCAGCGTCAGCAGTGTTCATTATGGCACTGGCAATATTCAGCTTTTTGCTGAGTTCAAACAATTTCTTATTGTTCTTTGCTATACCATTAAACTGACCGCTAAGTTCACCTAAGACATGCTGGGTCTGTTCTGTGGCAGACAGTTTGTTAAATGTCTCTAGTCTCTTAGTACCTTCAATAGAAGCCCTTTGCAAGAAAGACATGCCTTCTAATTCATCTGTCACACCTTGATCTAATAAGGCTTTCTTATCTTCTAAATATTTTGCAAGTATTTGTAATTGCAAATCTCTTGCTGATTGCTCAGTCTCATTTCCTAAAGCAAGCCCTTCAGCAATAATTCTGTTTTGTTCTGCAAAAGATTCTAGTAAAGCTTGCTCTTCAGTCATCAAAGATTGCCGCAAACCTTCTAATTGATTCTTAGAGCTCTCTACCTTTTGCGACTCTTCTTGTGCGGCTTGGAAGTCTTTAAGTCTTTGTATTGCATTATCAAATGCTTTTTTCTGCTCCGTATCTAACCCTTTCACCAAATCGTTAGCTAACAACAGCTCTATGTTGCTTTTTCCGAGAGCATCTGCTTGTGCAACTACGCCATTGACGTAGTTTTTCGTTGAATTTGCAGCATCCTTTGCTATGTTGGCTGCTTCTGCTGTTTCTTTATTAGCTTTTTGAAGCTCAGTTACTCTAGCCGTTAAAGCCATGACCAGTTCTATTTCAGAATCACTAAGACCTTGGTTGGCAAGCTTTAATATTTGAGCAGAATCTTGACTAACTTCTAGTGCAACAATTTCATTTTGAAGAGATGAAACTAAACCGTCAACCGTCTGCTGCACTTCACGTTGAGCTTCTGATAATTTTTTTGCGTCATCAGTTGAACCTTTCAGTTCTTCCGAGAAATTTGCTTGCAAAGTAGTTAATGCATCTATTTGCTTCTCGTTAAGAAGCTCCGCTTCAGTCAACTCATTTATAGCTGTTCTTGCATCTAGAAGCGCTTTCTTCTGCTCTGTCGTAGCTGTTTCTGTATTCTGAATTGAATGCAAAAGAGAATCAAAAGCCGGAACCGCACCATCCACACCTTGACCTACAGCTACGGCAGCGGCAATCAACTCCTCTGCTGCATCTCTAGTTATTCCAAATTCTGTTTTTAATTCTCCTATGCTTTGAGGTACAACCAGTCCGGCTTTAGAACGAGTATCAAACTCTTCTATCTTCTCAAGCAAACCTTCTTGAGCAACTGTTACTGATAAAATAGCTGCCTCTAAACCGCCTTTTAACTTTCTTCGGGCCAAATCTTCAGATACTTGGCCTAACTCAACTATCTCATCTGTGAGGGTTCCAGTGCCAGAAACGAAATCTAGAGACATGACCTTAGCCACCCTCTCAGCAACCTCTTCAAGCTCTTCCAAGTGATTTCTAGTTTTAAATAAAGCAGGAGCCAATGAAGTACCAATTGCAGCCCCGACAGCAAGCAAAGCGCCGATCAGAGCACCATTTTGACCAAACAAGGATGCAATCTGAGAACCCTGCTGACCAAAAATAAGCATTGCGTTTTGACCCATTTGAAGCTGGACCGCAATATCCTGGACCTGATGACCTACTTGTCCTAATCCGCCGCGCATCAAGCGCAATCCGCCCTTGGCAGTGCCGGCAGCAGCAGAACCTTGTTTTCTGAACGCTTGAGTAGCTTGCTGAGTAGCCGTCACAGAATCTAACTGTTCTTGAGTAGCACCCATCATCTTTAGACGATAGATCTCAAGCTCGTCAGAGGTCATATCAACCGTGGCGGCTTCATCTCTGTAGGCGTTGTTAGTGCGGTTTACTGCGTCAGCAATTCTTTTAGTTGCGGCTTCTTGTAGTTCAGCTTCTTTGCGACCACGAATTGAAGCTTCTGTAGCTTTATTGTGAGCATCAATTTTATCATGAAGATTATTGATGGACGCAAACTCAGCGTCAGAAGCGCTAAGAGTTGCTGCTTTAAGAAGGTCAAGTTCTCTGGCGCTTTTACCTATAGCAAGGACTTGCTTGTCTAAGCTCTCTACAAGCTTGTCAACAGCGTGAGCACGGAAGGCTTCTGTGGTTTTCTTAGCTCGTTCAGCATTACGAGCGTAGGACTGAAATCCTACCTTCGTATTATCATCTATTGATATTCTTGCTAGGACTGTTTCTTTTGTTGTCGCCATCCATCTTCTCTCTTTTCACTTTAAAGAAAGTCCACCAATGATCAAACTCGGCCACAGTCATGTCTAAGATTGTCGCTAGGGGCTGACCAAGTCGCTCGGCTAACTCGTACATGTAGTATAGCTGAGTTGGGTTGCCTTGGTCAGTTATAAGTTTTTTTCTCGGTCTTCCTCCGATTCAGAACCAGCGGTTAGCGCAAACGTAGCAAGTCTAGTCACTATGTCTGGATCAACCTTCTTTCTCAGCGCAACCTTATCCTCAAGCCCGAAGACAGCATCTCCGTTCTCGTCAACAAGGCCAAAGATCACCGCATAGATAAGATAATCAGTGTTATCACTATCTGCGCGACGAAGCATTTTGGCCTTATCGTCAAGGGTAAGGTTCTTTGCGAAAAGACT